TTCCTGCCGTCTAATGGTTGATCCTCCGTGGAGAACTCTGAGAACTTTTTCACAATACACTCAGCACCTCGTCAGCAATCGATTTGCATTTGTCAACATGAGCCCGATATTCGATGTAGGCGGGATCCTGCGGGTCGAGATGCATGAGCGCAAACTCATCATCGACATCAAAAATAGATCTAATTAAAGCCACAATGATCTTTTTTCTATCTACAGGAGTTGAGACCTCAATATAATCGTATTTGAATTGTGCCATGGTCCCGCCAATGCCATCGTCCATCGTCGCATCCGTGATATTGAACCTCACTTGCAGACGCCGATTACGAAAAACGGTTAGATCTGGCCGCTGTATGCTTGTTCCCTTACCCATAATTAACCCCATATCTTTTTATTAGATTGTTTGTGTCTGCCCACTTAAACCACCCCCAGTAAGCCGGAATTGAAGCAACCTTATGGCTCTTATGTTTCTGCTTAAATCTGGCTACAATGGATTTTCGAACGAGTGTGTATCCGTGGAAAAACCTATATCCGAGAAAATCAATACCCCGGGCATCAACAGGAAATACTTGCCAATCCCCTTTGAGTTGAAGGTTGAGGCGTTCTGATAGATACTGATCTATCAATCTGCGATATTTATGCAGCTCACGCTTGCCCTTTGAAAGCAGCACCATGTCATCACAATAGCGGAAGTAATATTTGACACCAAGGTGTTCCTTAATCCAGTGATCCATATCAGAGAGATATAGATTCGCCAAAAACTGTGATAGATAATTGCCTATTGGAAGCCCGATTGATGAATCAATGATTTCGTCGATCAACCAGAGTAAGCGAACGTCCTTGACCCTTTGGCGAATAATGTCCTTCATGATCGTATTGTCAACCGATGGGTAAAATTTTCTGACATCCATCTTTAAGCAAAATCGTGTCCCTGCCTGATCACCCATGGCCGACTTGATACGTCTCACTCCCTTATGCACTCCACGCCCTTTGATGGACGCCCAGGTATCATTGATGAAATGAGAAATCCATATCGGCTCCATCACATTCATGATCGCATGATGGATAATTCTGTCTGGGAAATAGGGGAGCTTCAATATCTCACGCTCTTTCCCATATTCATTGCGGATCATTCTTGTGTATGTCGAGTTTTTGAATGTCTGATTAAGCAGCATTTCTCTGAGTAGGTGTAGAAACTTCTCTGGTGCTGCATTAATCATCTTCACTTCCCGGTAATGACCCTTTCCTTTACTCGCCCTCTTATGGGCTTCAATGAGATTTTCCATCGAACAAACTTCTTCATATAAATATCCAAGACGCTTCATGTGCTTGGATGTCCCGGAGCTTTCGAATCAAAATGACCTACTGACACCATATGGGAATCGCTTTGTGTTTTGCCAAGAGGCAAGGTCTTTGTGGTTACGACTTCAAGCATAGCTGACCGCCGATGTTCACATTGTCATTCGAAGAGGCGTTATTCGCATTCACGTAGAAAACGCCTGCTGTCGAACCGTTATTCGCATTACTGCCCAACAGGAGCACCTGCTCCCACAAAAACCCGTAAAAATTTTTCAAAAGCACAGCCGACCGCCGACGTTCACAGCGTCATCCGAAGAGGCGTTATCCGCATACACGCAGAAAACGCCCGCCTCCGAACCGCCATACGCAGCACCGCCCAACAGGAGCACCCGGTAATCCTCGACCCAACCACTACCGAGATTGTCGTAGTAGGTATAGAAATAATCGGTGATTTTTGTAGAGCTGGTTGCACCGACTGTGAGAGGCAAAAAGCCTCGCATTACCTGGGACAAGGTGGACTGGTATTCATCCAGGAGAGCCAGATCTCCGACCTCTTCATAATTTGTTTGAGTATCGTCTGCAAAATTGGCTTCGTTGTTACATGCGAACAAGCGACTATAAGCCCCGGCCTCATTATTGTAGATGTTAACCCCATCTATAAAGGTCCAGACATTCCCAAAGAAATTTTCGATCCCTCGATAGGTCATATAAGCGGTGTTGCTATTGCCACCCACCGATGCTGATCCATTGCCGTCCGAATTTGATTTCCCAGCCTGCCCGATATAGCTATCAGCGACCCATGATCCGCCTGAGAGTGCTGTTCTGCCTTCGCCTATCGTGGTCTGTGAATCAAAATCTGCATATTCCGTCAGATAGAGCAACTGGGCAGCACTCATCAAATCAAAGTCCATCTCTCTCCACCCGGCCCCACGTTGCGATGCCGCACCTCTAAACTCGGCACGTGTTTCATTCACCTTTGGGAACTGACCCGATATTGAGCAGAGTATATCTCCAGCGGCATACAGGCTCGTCACAATGTCGGCACTGGCTACCATGGCACCAGCTGTGGCATCATATAGACTTGCCTCATAAGCACCCACATATCTAAAATCAACCTCCTGGCCGTCCTTGATAAACGCAGGGTGCACCGTAAAACCCTCTACGGGTTGTGATGCGATTTCCCAGGTATGCGATGGAGCTGAATAACTGTACTTGTACCAGAATTTAGGGATCTGGACCATGACCTGACCATGCGATTGATCCGTGATGGTTGCTGGCTGGCCATTGTCTTTTAGTGTACTGTCATCGGGATCGAGAAAGTAGAGCACGTTTCCGGAGTCATCCAGAACGCAGCGTTTCATGGCTTCCTGAATAGGCATAAATGCCGATGGTGATGCTCCGATAGCCTCGCCGGATAGAGCCCCGGTTCTGGCATATACATCGGTTGTCTCATTCCATGTAACACCGTAATAGGGAGCTGCTGAGATTCCGCCAGCGACCACAAGATTACCAGTAAAGTTAGCGGAAGTGCCATTTAATTTTGCTCCTACCTCTATCTCATCAGAAGCATTGATTTTGAACATATTGACAAAGCCTGTACCTGCGAAATCTACTGCTCGTTTCCAGACATTATTTACTATTGTAAATATACCAGTTATATCCACATTTCTAAGATTACTTACATCTAAATCAGCATCAGGGACTAATGCTCTATTTGCTTCAGCAACTTTAACTGCTGCTGGCATAAAGCCATCAAAAGCAGCTTGAGCATTATTCGCTGTAACATAGCCATTCGCTATATAGGTAATATCGGCTGCATCAACGGAAGCTAATTGGCCCCATGCTGCTCCATCCCACTGGAACCCTTGGATGTGGCCGGGTTCGATTACGATCCCGTTAAAGGTTGCGTTCTCAGTGCTTGATGCAAGGTTCATAACCCAGAACTTGCGGTTCGCTGTTATTCCTGTCGGATCACCAATCGTATTTGATACACCGGCAAAGGTACATGTAACTGAGACACCTGAAGATGCATCAACTGTAGCTGTGAGGGCAGCACTCGTATCTCCTGCATCGTCGATTACATAATCGGCCATTGGCAGGCCACCAGCATCACTCAGCAAAAACTCTCTACCAGCGGAATTCTCATAATATACTTTACCATCTGTTTTGCTATAGACTCGGCCAGATCCAGCGGCAGGAGTACCAGGCTTTACAGCCTGCTCTGTCAATAACATTCCAACACCACCGGCTGAGATCCCACCCGCAACCCAGAAATTACCAAGTGAGTCCACAGTCTTTACATCAACACGGTTCACGTTTTGGACACGTGTTTTATTTACACCTGCAGCGTCTCCGAGTACAATGGCACCATCTCCATCATAAGGCACCCATTCGATCATCGTTATCCGTCTTTTTACAATGCCCATAATTACGATCTCCTTATGATGCCTGTCCAGAACATGATTTCAAGCACCATAGAAGTGCCTGGTGAAGCGAAGTAAAAGGTCTTCGTCTCCGGCTGGTCCAGCAGGTCTTCTTCCCACACGCTATCAGCGGGGAAGTTTATATATTTATCATTCGCACCCGGAGACGCAACCACTCCACTTAATTCATTCATTCTCCAGGCAATGGAAGGATCTCGCAGTTGAATTCTGAAACGCTCAACATTGTCAGGAAATTCGTAGGGGTATTCTGTGTCCGCTACGGGCAAAAGCAGTACGTCTGTTTTCATTTTTCTTAAACTCATAATAATTTCCTCGCTATGTTAAGCTGATATCTGTCATTTTGCCCCCGGCATTAGCATTCTAAGATCATCATTGAATCCCGAATTAATCATATTGACTACATGGGGAGTCATTTGGGCAGCAGTTCTCTGGGCAAGGTGATACGGTTGTGTCCCGGGATGGATCCAGCCTTTGGAATCCTCATGCATGATCCTGAAAGTCATGTACTGAGATCCACCAGCGGATGAATGGCGGGGGAACTTAACCATGCCCTTATAGGGGCTTGCTTTCCAAGTGTAATGATAACCCGGTTTTACTCCAGCCTGCCTTGCCTGCTGATTTGATAGGGTTTTGGTACGGATGCCTACATTAGAATTCAGTCTGGTTCCAAATTTGAATTTCCCTTTTGTGATGGGATTTCCGAACTGGTTATCCACTTGCTTCGTTCCAGTAAGCCTGCTGGTAGTGAGTTTTCTGGCTCCTACATAAACCGCCTTTGGCATAGCCGGGAGAGAAACAGATCCCGGGGTTCCATGCCTGAAGGGGATGATCATATAGAGCTTCCCTTTTTTGGATCTCCGGGCTTTGCTGGAAGTATGAAGCATTTTCTTCATATCCCACGCCCGGGTTCCATACTCAATAGCAGAAGCATGAGGGGCAGTATTTACTACTGCCCCCCTAAAGATATCTCCAGCGTAGGGGTACTGAGCACCGCTTTCAATGGCTGCGATATACGCTCCACTTTTGCGCTTAAATGCCCCTTTGGAATTATCTATCCATGCCTGCTGAATCGCATAGGTTGCATCCTGAACGGCTTTCGCCGTGGAAGGGAGACGATCTTCACCCATTGCCTCTAATGCATAAATTACATCATTAAGAAGCCGGGTATCGACTTGTGCAGTAATCTCAAACATTCAGGGTTTAGCTGGATACGCTTCCGCTGATTGTATCTACTGAGGTTTCAGCACTTAATCGCTGGATCCCGGTGTAAGCTGCATTTTTGCGGAATGTGCCATCCACGATATCACTTCCATCCACGATATCATCTGTTTTGGCAGTCCACGGAGCTTTCGCACCATTCTGGAGATAGAATCTTCCCAGAACTACAAAGCGACCGCACATAGCTGCTTCAAGAGCATCCAGAGCGGTTTTAGTGGCAGCGAAGTCTGCATAAGCCTGCAGTGATGCTGTTGGATCTCCATCAGCACTGATAATCAAATGGGCAGTTCCAGCCAGATTTGTTACG